TAGCATGTGCTACTGCTGCAGCTTATATGAATATAGCATTAGCACATACAGAAGGTGGAGAAGAAACAGGATGTATAGACGATAAGGTTAGACACGCCATAACAGCGTTAGCCGACATACATTTTCCAGTAACTAATAGAGCAGCCAGTAGTTTATTTGATTATGATTACGAGCATGAGCTACCAAAAGTAGGGATATTCGTTGTAGGCAGTCCTGCTTTAGATATAGTCAAACAATCAAAACTAAAAATGGAAAACAAGAAAGACTATATACTAGTATTACACCATCCGAATACTACTGAAGAAGAGTCCATAGAGCCACTAGTAGAAGCTTTATCAGAGATAGACATGCACAAGATATGGGTAAATCCTAATGTAGATGCCGGGAATAAAAAGATATTGAAGAAGATACACAGTCAAAATGTAGAATTTAAAAAGAATTTACCGCCAGAAGAATACTATAAACTACTTGCAAATTGTAAATGTGCCGTAGGAAATAGTAGTTCATTTATAAAAGAAGGATCATTCTTAGGTACACCAGCGGTACTCATAGGTAACAGACAACAAGATAGGGAGACTGGATTTAATGTAGAAGTGTTTATCAAGAATGATAAAGAATCAATAAAACTAGCAATTGAAAAACAAATAGATACAGGTAGTATGATAGCACCTAGTAATAAGTTTGGTGATGGAGAATCAGGTAAAAAAATAGCTAACATACTAGCGGAGGTGTAACTATGATACTTACTATAATCCCCGCTAGGTCAGGAAGTAAAGGAATATTAAATAAAAACATATTCCCTATTTGCGGTAAACCGTTAATTGAATACACAATAGACGCAGTAGAAAATAGCAGAATAGACCACAGATATATAATATCTACAGATAGCTATTTGAATTACAATAACTCAATAGTAAGACCATCACATCTAGCAACAGATGATGCTAAAGCTATAGACGTTATGAAACATGCGTTAGATAAATACGATAGTATATTCATAGATTCGGTATGCTACTTACAACCTACATCTCCGCTAAGAACAGCAGAAGATATAAATTCAGCTATCCGAGAATTCCAGATAACTGGAGCAAGTAGTTTATACAGCGGATATTACATGGGTATAAAACATAAAGATAAAACTTATGACAAGCATCAACAGAAACCACACTTCCAAAGAAACGGAGCCATATTCTTAGCCAGAAAAGAACTTATAAGACAAGGTAAGATATGGGATGAGAATGTTATAGAATTTGAAATGCCGAAAGAAAGAAGCATAGATATAGATGATATGTCGGATATGTTCATAGCAGAGTCGCTTATTAAGAATGGTGTATTAGAAAAGGAGTGAGCTTCATGAAAGCCTTATTAATTGGTCTAGGAGAAATAGGAACAGCTGTTAAGAACTATTACTCACAGTTCCATGACATCGAAGGATATGACCCTAAGTATAGCAACGAGCTACCACATAAAACAGAATATGATATACTACTTGTTACAATACCATACAGTAATAGTTTTGTTGATACAGTCAACGAATATAAAAGCAATTACTCCATAGGAGACGTGATAGTATTTTCTACAGTACCTGTTGGAACAACATCTAAAATAGATGGTGCAGTCCACAGCCCAGTAGAAGGCAGACATCCAAATCTAACAGAAAGTATTAAGTTATTCCCTAGATATATAGGAGGTAATTCTAGCATAGCTGGATTATTCTTCATGGCATCACATAAACATAATAACTTACATTTCATAGAAGAACCAGATCATACCGAATTCCTTAAATTACAATCAACATCCAATTACGGATTGATGATAGAATATGCAAGGTATTGCAAAACTGTATGTGACGAGCTAGGACTTGATTATGGTTTTATAAAACAATTTAACTCAGACTACAATGAACTATATGACAATCTAGGCTTAGGAGATAGAATAAAAAGATACATACTAGAGGCACCTACAGGGGATATAAAAGGACACTGTATTGTACCTAATGCAAAACTTTTAGATAAACAATTCCCGAGCATATTCTTAAAAGAAATATACAGAGATAAGGAGATGGGTTAGATGTTAGTAGCAATATTAATAATCACGATAGTAAACTTAATAGGAATTGTACTAGGCTTAGTGCTACGTATAAGAAAAATAGAAGAAAAATACCAAGAAATTAAAAAAGACCCTTACGAAAAATACAGAAACCAAGATGGGTTATTAGGTAGAAAGAGGGGCATATAATGGATATAAGATGTTGGAATTGTAATAAACTATTAGGTGTAGTTAAAAACGGTAAGATAGACTTAGTACCTTCTACAAATATTAAAGATGCGATTATAGACAGTCCTTATGTCGAAGATGTAAAATGTAGAGGATGTAAAAAGATTAATACTAAAATACTGAGAAGGGAGGATTAATATGAAACCAGAAGAAATAAGGGATCTCAAATATAAATACAGAGAAGACTACATGACAGAAGAAGAGATGAAAGATATAGATTGTAAAATATCTAAGCTTATGAATAACCGTGGTTACATGGGCGATCTTTATTCTAGGTGGGAAGATGAGGAGACAGTATACAAAGGTGACCAAGAGAAAGTAGCTAACAGACCAAATACAAGAGTCAACATAGTAAACGCAAACATAGAAGGTCAGGTATCTGCTTTAGTAGAACAGAACTTGGCAGTAACAGCTACAGGTGAAAGCCCAGCAGATAGTCACTTCGCAGAGTGGGCACGTATAGGATTAGAATGGAGCTTTAGAAAGAACAGAATAAAAAGAGTATTAGAAGTACATGAGAGAAGAAGAATAAAGTTTGGTGCTGGATTATTTAAAGTATATTTTGATGAAGATGCCATTAATGGTTTTGGGTTAGCTAAGGTATGCTGTCCACCTTTAACTAAAATATTCATAGATAATAAAGTTAAAGATGCATTAAGATTTCAAGAAGCAGAGTACGTAGCAGAAACTATACGATTGAGTAAGACTCAATTTATAGACATGTACGGAGAAGAGAAAGGGAACGCAGTAGATTACGGCGGTCTGTTTATAGAAGATAATACCACATTCAAAGAAGACTACACCTTAGATGATGAAGATGGAGCCACATTAATACAGTGGTATGAGAGACACAAAGGTAATCTAAGGTTGTTAGAATTTACAGCAGATGGTTTGTTACTATACGATAGTCATAAAGACGGAAAAAGAACTGATAACCAAAGAGATAAAAAGTATAATCATAAGTCTCTATATAAATTTGTGTGTGATAAATATCCTTATTTCTTTACACCACTGTACCCAGAAGAGGGAACATTGTGGGGATTCGGAGATATTAAACTCTTAAAACCGATTCAAGATATGATTAATGATTTATACGATAAGATAAGAATGGTAGCAAGACCTAACCTAATACTATTCGATCCTAGTTCAGAGGTAGACTTAGAGGACTTTGATGAAAATAGTTTAGAACCTAGACCAGCAAGACTAGATAAGAAGACAGTAGAGGTTGTGCAATGGGGACAAGTTAATCCTGCGTTATGGCAATTACTTTCTTCGATGCATCAAGAAGCACAAAGAGTAACAAGGTTCAGTGATTTAATGTTAGGCCAAGGCAGAAGTACAGAGACTGCTACACAAGCAGTTATACAGCAGAACCAAGGTAACGCTACAACAGACCATAAGAAGCTAATGCTAGAAGAAACACTAGTTGAAGTGTGTGAATATATGTTAGGCTTAATGATGGAGATGTATAAAGGTGCTAAAGCATTCAGAATAGCTGATGACAAAGACGAATATAAATGGATTGACTTTAGACAATTAACTAAAGTACCAGCTATGAAACAGGCTACAACTACTTTTAGAAAACTATATAATGAAAAACGTAAAGAAGATGGTAGTTACACAGAAGATCCTAAGTGGGAGATAATAACTGACGATAGCGACAATCCACTAACCAAGAACATAGACCTTGACTTACAAATAACTATAGGTGCTGGTTTACCTAAGAACAAATCATTCTTGTGGCAGATGATAGAAAGACTTGCTTCAATAGTAGTAGTAGACCAAACTGGTCAACAGAAAAATCTGATAAGCTACGAAGAGTTAAGAAGATTTATAAACGAATACTTGGGATTACCTATAGATGAGAAAGCGATACAAGATGTAACACAACCAGTGATGCAACAAACAGGAACACAACCAGGTGTTAGAACTAGTGCAAAACCACAACAACCACAAGCTGGAGTACCACAAGAAAACGCACAAATCGGAATTGGTGAGAAACCATCACCTGAATTAGTAGGTGGAGACGTAAGCGGAAACCAAGTATTTTAACAAAGGAGAGAGTATATATGGCTACTATAGGAGAACATAATCAACTAATTAAAATAGTTTATGACGGTAATGCACATCTTAAACATATATTATCAGACGAAGATATTAAAAGAATGACACTACTAGAAGAGAGATTTCCTTTAACCAAGTTACCAGTGTGCGGTAGTTGTGAAAAGTTAGCTATGTGGAGTAGGGGCATGACAGGAACTTGCAGAAGTTGTGGTACAATAACAAAGAACCCCATAACATACAGTTCTTATCTAGCTAGTGGATATGACGTAGATGCCACAGGGCAAACAGCTAGGAGCGTTTTACAGAAAAGAGAAGTACAATCTATTATATTACCTGATTACGGTAACATGGGGAGGAAATAATATGCTAATAACATTTAATGATGAGGCACTGAATAAACAAAAAGAATATAGAACATCACCCGTAAAAAGTTTAAAAACTTTATCAGATTATGGTTTAGATGTAGGATGGTACGGAGGTAAAGCTAGGAACATAGCAGAGTTGAAAGAAGAACCTCTGCTTTTAATTATAGATTCTGATTTGAATACATTAGATGTAGCAGTTGAAGAAAGTAGAATGAAAGAACTTCCGATACAATTAAAGAATAAACTAAAACAAAAAGGGAAGTATAAAAACTCGAGTGGAGAATAAACATATTACGACAGGTAACAAGTCGGAATAAAACCTATTTAGAAGATTAGAAAATCTTTATTACGTGTGAACGGTAAAATCAAAGGAGGAATAACAATGGATGACTTACTGGATAACAACGAAGAGATACAAGAAGAACAAGAGCAGGAACAGGAGGTAGAAAATACAGAAGAGGAAGAGGTCATAGAAGAAAAACCTGTCGAAGAAAAACAAGATGACCGAGTACCTCTAGCAACCTTACTCGAAGAAAAGAAACGCAGAAAAGAAATCGAAAAGAGATTAAGAGAACTAGAGGAAAAAGAACTTGACCACGAGATACTTATAGACAAAAAGAAAATAAGTGAAAAGTACATCAATAGTGGATATGAAGAAGCTTTGGCTAATATGATAGCTGAAGATGTAGCAGGACTGAAACGAGAACTCAGAAAAAATAACTTATCGAAAGTAGATTATTTGGATGAAGAGATACAAGACTTATCAAGAGATGTTTTTTATTCTGATGCTTCAAGTTACGGTAAAGAAATAAAAAGTAAAATAACTGAATTCAAAACTAAAGGCATAGACCTTTCGGTAGAGGATGCTTATAATCTAGTGAGAAATCCTAGACTTAAGTTCAAAGAGATTAAAGAAGATACAGAGCAGAAGGATTTACTTAATCGTAGACAAACGTCGAAGACAAACTCAGTGCCTAATGCATCTGCTTCAGCTCCAAAGAATCCATATCCATTAACTAGTGATGACAAAAAAGCATTAGCTAAGCTACAAGAGATGCAACCTAATAACGGATGGGACGTAAAGAAATTTTATGAGATGATGTATAAAAAATAAAAGGAGGAATTTTAAATGTTCAGATTAAAAGGACAAAAATCAGAAAGTGATTTGCTTGCTGTATTACCAGTATCTTCTACAGTTACAGGTTTCGTAGCATCAAGTGACATCGGAAAATTAGTATACAACACTTCTAACCAAGGGGGATTAGCAGTAGGAACTACAGCTG